ATTTGCAGTAAAATTTACACTTGGTGGTACATCTGAAGACGAGATGGCGACTATAATAGTTGACGCATCATCAGAGGGTGAAGCTAAAATGATGGTTGCAAAAAATTTGAGAAAAGGAAAAAAAGCCATAATCAGTACAAAAAGATTACAAATGAGTAAAGCAAAACAAGTTGATAAAAGATTAGAGAGTGTCAACGAGGGCCAATATCACAACTATCGTAATGATGATACGATGACTCCAAGACAAAAAATTGGTTTATCAATGAGAGAAGTCCGTGATAAGTTAAATGAACTTGATAAACTTGTTAAGATAAATGTAAGACTTAAAAATGAACTTAATGTGGATTCCAAAACATATTGGAAGAGAACCCACGCGGCGATGAAAAAGATTAGTGAAAGATTAGTAAAACTAGCCAACAAAGTTGGCCAACTATATTAACGGAGTCAATCGTGAAAAAACTATTAGTAGATTACCTACCATTTGAAGTAGAACCAGACCAGATTAACGAGTCGATGAAAGAGAACGGCGGTAAAGTTATTGTTCGTGGTGTACTACAAAGAGCTGAATCAAAAAATCAAAATGGACGTGTATATCCAAAAGATATTTTGGTAAGAGAAGCTAAAAAATATACAGATGAGTTTATAAATCAACGTAGAGCTATGGGTGAGTTAGACCATCCAGAGTCATCAGTTGTTAATTTACAGAACGTTTCTCACAATGTCAGAAAAATGCACTTTGAGGGTGATAACCTTATGGGTGAGGTGGAGGTGTTACCAACACCAAGTGGTAATATTTTAAAAGAGTTATTCAAAGCAGGTATCAAACTCGGTATATCTTCACGTGGTATGGGTTCGGTTGAGACTGTAAATGAG